AAACACAACGACAACGGAACACGGACCAGTGACGAACTCAAATGATAGGGGACAGCTTCATCAATGAGTTACCATCATCGATCTTCCACAGAACTGTCTCCTGTCATAAAACACAGGAGCAATGTATACAGAATACGAATCACAACCGGCGGAGCCGGAGACTCGACTATGGAAGGCTGTCTTATGGAGAGCTTTCGATGATACTCTTTATAGAGGAATTGAAAAAAGTCTTATCGTGGCTAAGAAGGCTGCACAAAAATGGTTTAGACTTCAGTCAACAGATTATTCAAATGTTTGCATGTTCGCTTCATATGACCCAAAATACGTGTCTGATAAATATAAAAAAATATCTAAAACTAAATCCTATGCTTTCACGGTATTTCAAAAGAAATATCTTAAAAAAAGAGCCAGGTATTTCAAATGATTAAAAAAATATTAAACACATTAGATAAAGTAATTATTGTATTGCTGTGGATTATGCTGCTGCCCTTAGTATTAATATTAAATTTATTTATAGGTAAAAAAAATGACAATTGAAGGTGACTCAAGAGAATACGATTTATTAGCTGCTCACTGTGAAACTTTAGGTAGAGAACTTTCCAAAGAAAAAAGACCGATACTTTTAACAGCAGAGATAGGTGTAAGAAAAGGATTAAGTACTAAAATTATAATGGAGTATATCCGACCAAATTACTCAGGATTACACTTTCATATTGGGATCGATCCCTACGGAGACTTAATTTATGAGCATTATGACAAAATAAAGGCGACTAAACTAGATTATGACGAAAAGATGTTATTAGAATTTAGGAAGGATTTTGCTGAACAAAAACGATTTAGCCATATGCATATGACAGATAAAGTGTTTATGGAAAAATATTATTATGGCGTAGAATTTTATCATGAAAGCAAAACATATTTATTAAATGAGTATGGTTTGGTTCATTTTGATGGTCCTCACAAAACCACTGACGTAATTAATGAAGCTGTGTTCTTTGCTGAAAGAGCTGCACCTGGGGCCATATTTATTTTCGATGATTGGAAGACTTACAATACACCTTTAATCAGGCAGGTCTTGAATGAATATGATTTTGAGTTTATATCCAACGGCGAAAGGAAAATGATAATGAAAAAAAATGATAAGAGTAATAAAAAAGATAATAGTAAAACTTAGGATGAAGTATGCTGACATACGTGGACATCATGGAAAAAAATGGAATTATGAGCCTGGTGATTACTATATGGGGAGGAAAAAGAAATGATTGAAAAATTAATGACATTGTTAGTTGGAATTTTACTGGCACTAGCGGGTTGGACTTTAACTCGTACGTTTGATTTATCTACCAATCAATCAGTCTTAATGAAACAAATGGATAAACTTGAGAGACAGGTAGAGAAACTAGAAGATCAAATGGATGATATGCAAGATTCTGATAAAGAAATTATGGACCAACACGAACAGTTATTTAAAAAATTAGAACAAGGCAACACAGGATATTCGTATAATTAATGGCTACCAAAAAAATAGTAGTAAAAGATTATATTAGATATTGGAGCGATGGCACTCCAGATGGCCATGAAATAAGAATAGCACATGGAGATTTAAGGAATTCTGATTTATTAATAATAAAACTCAAATGGCCTGACAGGTCAAGAGATAAAGATGGGAGGGTAACTACAAAATGGCCGAATGGAAAGAAATAACTAAAGAACAATTCGAAGCAAAGCTAGATGTTAAAACTGATTATGGCACTCTGCTAGATATGTGGAGAGAAGAAAAAAATAAAAGGCAAGAAGCTGAAAAAGAATTAGCCCTTATCAGAGCAATTGGTAATATTTCACCAGAATTCAAGAAATTACAGCAAGAAATTGAGAGTTTAAAAAAGAACTTTCAAATAGAGAGAGAAACTCATCAGGCGGATATTTTATCTAAGGATCAAGAAATAGGTAGACTGATGAAGAAAATTACATTAAAGTAGAGCTGTCTTTTTTCTATAAAAGACTCCTTTCAGAGCCAGGGAAAGCGAGAGTGGAACCTGGCTCGTAAGATCGAGTGAGCATTCCTTATATTTTGTTTTTTTTCATCTTTAGTTGCTCACTTGATCTGTATTTGGACCAATGTTTCACGTGAAACGTGTAATGTGGATAAAACCTAAAAAGCTTTTTTTTAATTTTATACACGGCTCTATTAAATAACAATTTTCTGCCTTAATTCACTTTACTCAATTCTAGAGCATTTCTAAAAAGTCAATATGATATAATAGAATATAAATAAAAAAGGAGTCTTATGACACATGTATGGAGGCATCCAAAATACTATGCAGAACTAAATAAGCTTCGCAAGGAAGAAGAAGCTAAAGAGAAGGAAAAAGAGAAGGAGGAGGAAAAGGAAGAATAACTTTCCGGTATCTATATAGATACTTTGAAGTATAAGTACTTATTACTATGCTTTACCTCAATAGTACCCAGACTAACAGAAAAACAGTTATTAGACAGCAATACCAACACTTATTTTGTCATACTAGTACCCAGAAAGTACACAGAATTTCAGACTACTACTCTAAAGGGCTCGTGACCTTTGCTTGCAAATGATATATATTTAGTCTAGATAATCTTATACAGGAGCTAATAATGAAACTAAAGGATATAATATCACCTCAAAAATACAAGAATTTTTTAGATACTCATGAACTTAAGTATAGAGTACTGGTTGGAGTAGCTATTGTTTATTTATTAATCATACATCTAAACGGAAGTCACTAATGAGTAGAACTGGAGTTACAATTCCTAATAGGAAGAAGACACACTTGCATTTAACTCCTAAGCAGAGGACTTTTGCTGAAGTGTATGTTGCTAATTACCCAAACATAACTAAAAAAGATGCAGCTGAAAAAGCTGGTTACTCCAAACCTACTTGTGAAAAGTGGGGTTCGCTTTTAACAAATCCTGATAAATCTCCACATGTTGTTGCATACATTGAGGAGATGAGAGAGAAAGGAATTACACATTACAAAGATTTTTTAAGACATTTAAAAAGATTAGACGGACTATCTAAACGTGCGGAAGATAAAGGTCAAATGGCAGCAGCCATTAATTCTGAGTTTAGACTTGGTCAAGCGGCAGGTTTTTATATTGATAGAAAAGAAATTAAAACACAGAATCTATCTTCATTGAGTAAAGATGATTTAATTAAATCAATAAAGGAGTTAAAAAATGAGCTTGGCGAGACGAAAGTTGTCGAAATATCAGAGGACGCTGAAATCGTTAAAGATGAGAGCGCAGCAGACTCAGAAGTTTAAAGATTTTTTAGCTGTTCTTAATTTTATTCATAATAGATCATATGTTAGTACACACATAGGAGAGGTGAACGTTGAAACAGAAAAGAATTAAAATTGCTTACGATAATTTAAACATTAAGAGTATTGTGTTTAAAGATGGAGCTACCTTAGGAGAATATAATGCGCAAAACAAAACTATCCTATTGGAGAAAAATCTTAAAGGTATTGAAAAAGGGAATACGTTGTTACACGAAGTATTGCATGCCGGGTTGGATTACTCGGGTCTAAGTGCTGAAGGTGGTCCTTTAACAAATACAAAAAAAGAAGAATTAACTGTCAATGCTTTAACTAATTTGTTAGTACAAATCATAAAAGATAATAAATGGTTCTTACCTTATCTTTCAGAACTAATTAATGGAGATTTAAATGTCAAAAGGCCCGGAAGCAAAGTTATGGCAAGACGTAAGAAAAGGCTTAAAAGAAGCGCATTTAGTAAGAATCGAAAGTAGAATTGGACTAGGTATACCTGACGTTAATGGGTGTATAAATGGAAAAGATTTCTGGCTTGAGCTTAAGGTAATTAAAGGAAACTCACTTCGGCTATCTAAGTTTCAAAAAGCCTGGATATACGAGAGATTAAGAGCTGGAGGAAATGTTTTTGTCTTGGCCCGACCCCTCTCGGGTTCGGTCTTAAAGGTTTACGATTGTCGTAACGTGGTCACCGGTCCTGGATTCCCGTTTCCCGTTCTAACGTTAGAGAAACCGTATGACTGGTCTAAGTTAATTAGCATCCTCCTGCAGCGTCCCCGGACAGAGTTCCCGTAATCCCGTTTCCCGCATAGAGCTTAGTTAATTCGCTGTTTATATGTCTGAAGCTGGTTCACAGGCGCCGGCGCCTGTTCCTTCATTTGTCAAGGAAAATCACAAGATGTAGAATCCCGTTCCCGTTTGTACACAAATTCTGGTGTTGCTTTCCCTGAATCATTAGCATCGGCAGCGGGCCCCGCGAGATGGAAGATATGCTGTTTCTCGTCTGATTGTACTACATCTAGTTTCCCGTCCCGTTTTTATTACAACATATAGTAGTTCCTGTACCTTTATTAATGGAACTGGGAGCTGCCGGTGACGCTTCCTGTTCAGTCTGCTGAGCAGACGAAAAGGTAAGGAAAATGCCATTCCCGTTGTCCTGCAAAAAATTTTGAGCTTCGCTGTTTATATATAAAAGAACTGGCTGCACGAGCGTAGGGACCTGAATAATTATGTTGACATTAATATGGGAGATGATAGGTTCTAGATGGTAGCTCATTAAGATTTCATTCGCATCACATGCAATGGCTCCTGTTTCTTGGTGGGCTGCTTAAAAGGAAAGGAACTTATGCAAACTATTAAAGAATATTTAAAAGAGAAAGAAAAAGAAGATGTAGCAGACATCGCGAAGCATGGCTGCAGCGGAGGTGTGTCTGGTCTGATATACTACACTGAGACTGGCAAATTCTACGATGATCACGTGAAAGAGATTTGGGAGATGCTAGAAGACGCAGCTGACCAGGAGGCTC